CTGTACACTGGCAGAGTCGGCGCTGGCGGCAGTTTTCAGGTATTTTGTGGTGCGCAGCTTTGCAAACATCTGACGTTTGATGCGCCCTTTCTTGCTGCGTGCTGTTACCCTGCGCGGTTCATAACTGCTGCCATCTGGATTGCGCTGCATCCTGATATTCTGCTGCTGTGTCCGGCGCAGTTCCTGCGCCAGCTGGCGCATCATGCGGCTTCTCGTGGCTGGTTCCAGATTCGCCAGCAAGGCACTCAGCCAGTCGTCCACCTTCTGCAGTTCAGCCACGTTTCACCGTCCACATTTCTTCAGGTTCATCGGGTTCTGCTACAGCTTCAACGCTCGACACACTGCCGTCAGTGCTGACCAGCACACGTTCCGTCAGTTGCAGATTAAGGCTGATATCACAGACATCGTTGCGCAAAATATCCACATCAAAGGTGAATAGCTTTTCCCGTAACGCCGGGTTATTGATGGCATCGGGCTGGTTATCCCGAAGCCACAGTAAAACCGGGGCCATCAGCAGATTCTGGTCGCCGCTGAAATCCTCTATCACCACGTTCAGGGTATAGCGGTACTCCCATGACATGGAGCTGGCCCCCGTGGCAACCAGCGAACCGTTATCCACAAACAGATGCAGTTTGTCCGGGTTATTGCGGACATAAGGCACCGCTTTATTGAGGGCGTGGCGCAGGGATTGTGGTTTGTTCACTGTTTCGCTCCTGACACGCAATAATCATGTCCACTTTGTCTGCACAGACCGCCCAGGCGGCCTCCGTTTCATCCAGCAACGCATTCAGATCACCGTTAGTGCGCGGTGCTGCCTGCTCCAGCCGACACGGCGTCACTCGCGGACAACCACTGACGGTAAGCTGCACCTCCGGTGAGTGCCGGACGTTCCCGCAGCCGGATAATGTCAGCAGGCAAAGGAGTATCAGCCCAGTGGCGTAAATCCTCGTTCTCACGTTTCAGTTCCTCGATCCGGCGTTGTCGTTGTCTCAGCTGTGCGCTGGTCTGTTCTGCTTCGGCATAGAGCCGCGCCTGCTCCCGGTTATTGGTTTCAGTCAGAATGGACAGGCTGATAAGCTGGCTGTTGCTCTTTGCCAGTGCCTGGCTTTTGCTCTGCAGCTCGTCTGCCTGCGTGCTGATGGTCTGGCTGGCATCAGCCAGCCGCCACGTCTGCCAGCCCAGCGCCGCCAGTAATAACGCCAGCACAACCAGCAGCAACCGGTTCATGCTGCTACCTGTTGCGCCATCTGATTACGGGTGATCCAGAAGGCAATAACGGTCAGTAGATAAAAGACCAGGGTAATAGCCCACCCCGTCCAGGCGAGACTTACAACAATCAGCAATCGCATCACCCAACTGGTAAATACGTTTTCTTTTCGGGTAATTGTCTTCAGCAAAGATGCCCTTAACTCCTGCCAGAGCGGGCCATTCTTAATTAACGCAGCCAGTGCTACCGGAATTACCGCCCATGTCAGCAAACAGGCTACCCAAACGCCGGACGCTGCCAGTACCGGAAAAATCCCCTGCGGATACACCATTGCTGCGATTAACAGCGCCATCCATAACATCAGAAACAGTCCGCTGATTAATTTCTTTTTCATTTCAGTTTGCTCCCTGTAAGCACCAGGCCATCTCCCGCGCACGGCGGTTATCCAGCCCCTGATTAAAAACACCTTTCACATAAACCCAGCGCGGCAACTGTCGGCACGCATCCGCCCAGCGCCGCTGATTGAGTAATTTCACCAGTGTGGAACTGCAGGCATTGCCCGTTCCCACGTTGAAGGCAAACGACACCGCAGCGTCATACACCTTCTGCGGCGGCTGTTGCTTCACACACCTTTCCAGCGCCCGCTCCACACGCAGCACGTTGGAGATCAGCCCTTCTGCTGCCTGTCGCTCCGTAATGGTTTTGCCGGGAATGACGCCTGACGTATTACCAATGCCGTCGGTCCAGACACCCGCGCTGCACTGATACGGCTGCAGACGACAACCTTCGTAATCGGCAATCAGTTTCAGCCCCTCCACGGAGGTGTGAAGCTGCTGAAAACCCGGCAGCGTGGCAGCAATAGCCAGCACGGCCCCGACAAGGCAGCGTTTAACGATTGATGGATTCATAGTCCTCCCGCGAGATCTGCCCGTCGCGCAGAAGCTGGTAGGCTTTGTGTTTGTAGTACCAGTTGATAGCCAGCATCAGCACACCAATCATCAGGCCGCCCAGCGTTGAGGCATCCTTGATGGACAAATCGCCCAGCCAGGCCAGCACGACGGCGATGCAATACGTGATAAAGGCGCTGATTCGCTCAAGCGTCATAATTCAGTCCCATAGCTGGACGGTCTGCACGGTGGTGGTGGTCGGAATGTCCGGCAGCTCCACCTGCAGCCCGTGAGGTAAAAAGGGGCCGTATTCGGCAAGCCCCGGATTTGCCTTCAGTACCTGCTCCGTGACACCCTGCGTGCGCCCGTAATGACGCCAGCAAAGCGCGTCCACCGTGTCATACTGATGCGCACGCACTTTCATCAGATAAGCTCCACTGTGCAGTGCGGCGCATCCTGCACCCGGCTGATGGCCCAGCGGGCGTCACGCCACAAATCACCGCTGGCTTCTGCCAGTTCTTCGCCCCGCTTCACACCGGATGCCGTGGCGTCATAGTCCTGGTAACGTTCGTTGAGCATGGCGCGTGCCCAGCAGTAAACCGCGTTGAAATAGTGCTGAATGCGCTCGCTTTTGCCGTCCAGTTGTTCCGCCGGGACTTCTGCCAGCGAGGCATACCCCAGCATCTGCTGGCGTCTGCGAAACTCATACAGCTCTGCGTTGACCTCCGAAATTGCCGACAGCGCAACCTGCTTTAAACGCGGCTGCGTCACCGTGCCATCAGTGCGCATCATGCTGCGAAACTCCGACAGGTCCACATCAGGCCAGAACGGCGTATTTCTGATGATTTCCGCCTGTTCCGGTGCCTGTTCTGGCGCAACAAACTTCATGCTGCTTTCTCCTGAAATAAAGGGCGGTGGACGGGGTTTTGATGTGGCAGTGCCTTTCGCCACCCCGTGCCGCCCGTGCGCGGGGGCACGTTCTGTCAGCGGCTGTCATTGCGCAGTCTGCGCTCCAGCTGCTGTTTGTCTTTTTTCACGCCACAGCGGGGATCGAGCTGTAACGCATGGTTGAGATGATTAAGGGCGGAAGCCGGATTGCTTTCACTCAGAACAGCGCCAATCGCTTTATGCAGACGCGCCCGTGACTGGTCCGGCATATCCAGACCGTCTGTCAGCTCCAGCGTCTGCAGCAACAGATCGGCATCAAAGCCGGTGGCGGCAAGCATTGCGCTCTGCGCTGCATCTGCCATTTCCTCTGCCAGCACGGTCTGCACATTGCGGTTACCCAGCGGCATCACCCAGCCATGACGCAGGGCATGACGCCCGATCTCCAGCGCCCCGGCATAATCTCCGGCATCAATGCGCCACAGCATCACGTACATCAGCACGTCATCCTGTTGAGCGCCTCCGGCAGCCAGGACGCCCTCCGCCCAGGCGGCATATTTCGGCAGCAGCTCCACCTTTATTTCCGCTTTTTTGACCGTGGACTGAACGCCCTTGAGACGGCGGCGGTCTTCCGCCAGTTGCAGCAGCATCAGGTCATAGCCAGATGCGTGGCGAACGCTGCCGCCCTCGCGGGCGGCCTGTTCAGCCTGAACGCGCAGGCGATGCTGCCGTGCGGGACTCAGGCTCATAGGTTACGCTCCGGCTTCTGCTGCAGCGGCGCTGAAATCGCCAATCTGGATGTTTTCCACCAGTGCGGCGCAGCGGTAGTCCTCAACCACATAGGCTTCGTTAACGGATTCAAAGTTTTCAATCCGGTCACGTTTCGGGTTGTCGATAACTGAACGGCGGCGGGTGCCTTCCTGCCAGTAGATGGACAGGTTATCCAGACGGGTGATTAGCAGCGCATTCGGCGGGAAGAACGGCGCACGCACGGCCTGCAGGCCACCCATGCGTTTCTGACTGATGATCATATCGGCAGCCAGTTTTTCACTGTTTTCCTGCTCTTTGTTGACCAGCGGGAAATACTTGTCAGACAGCAGTTCACGCCCGCAAATAACCACCAGATCGTCATCGTCCTGGTAAACCACGTCGATAAGCTCATTGACGGCATCCATCACTACGGCGTCTAGGTTGGCATATTCGCCACCTTTCCCGACTTTCACCGCACCCGGTGTAGTTTCACCGCCCGTGGTGGTGCTGCCCATGACGTGATCCGGTGCATCCTCACGGATTTTCTGCAGCCAGCCTTTATTCACATCCTGCAGCAGCGGGTTTTCGCTACGGTTGGAGGTTTTCGCACGCTTCACGCCGTTAAAGCCGATCATGATGCGGTCCAGTGCCTGACGTTTCACGATGGCGTCACGGATACGCACCTGGAAATCCTGAAACTTCGCCCACAGGTCCAGCTTCGCGTAGGTCAGCACCGTGTCAAAGTTAGTCTGCTCGCATTTATATTCCACATCGACCATCAGCGTCGGATCGACAGGTTCACGCTCTTTCGCGGTGGTATCAGTGGTTCCGGCAATGGTGCTGCCAACACCCAGCCCCAGCAACTGACCGGACTGCTCAGTCACTGGCGTGACGTTAATCAGTGTCAGGAAAGCGGCGGACTGCTGGATCTGGTCTTCCAGCGTCTGCTGCACGGACGGTTCGACGGTGAACTTGCTGGACAGTTCTTCAACTGCAACACCGTTCAGACGCGCCAGCTGCTGCAGGTAAGCGTTAAAAGCAAAGCGGGTATTCTTCTTCATCGGGTTTTGTGCTCCATCAGCAATTGGTCAGAGTGTCAGCGGGGGCGTTACCGCCTGTTGCACGCTGGCGGTAGTCCTGGCGGCTGTCTTCATGACTCAGCTTATTCACCAGTTCGTTAAAGGCTGTCTGCTGTGCCTGCAGGGCAGTCTCCAGCTCAGACAGACGTTCTTCCTGCTCAGACAGGGATTTTTCGGTGCGTGCGCTCAGGTTTTGCTGCTCAGTGGCGACCAACTCCACGGCCTTATGCACATCAGAGAACCGGGCATCGTCGGACTGCTCTTTTTTGGTGAACAGTGCCGTGACGCGGGCAAACAGGGACAGCTTGTCCTCCTGGATTTCTTCCAGTTCGATCACCGTTTCCTCTGCGGCGGTAAAGAGATTGGCGGGATTCTGCTTGCGGTTTGCCAGCGGGTTATGGGTTGCACTGGCGCTGAATGTCAGCATTTCAGTGCCCAGACTGGCAGGGTCATCAGTGGCAGCCAGGCCGACCAGGTAGGCTTTGCCCGTATCAGCGAACTTCGGGCTGACTTCCATAGAGGTGAATAATTTCTGGCCTTTTTTCACCAGCTCCACCAGGGACTCCGTTGGCTCAACGTCGGCATACAGTGCCATCTTGCCCGCCAGCGGACCTTCCGTGATTTCTTCAGCAAACAGCGCCGTCACCTTGCCGTAGCGGTTAAAGGTGCTGTCCGGCAGATAAGACTTGATGTGCTCAAGGTTAATCAGCGCGGTATACACCGCCGGATTGTAGCTGGCTGCCATCTGTTCCAGCCATTCACGCTGGATTTCGCGTCCGTCGGTAGTGGCACCTTCCACCCCGATGCGAAAACGCTTTGCTTTCACTGTCATGAGCCGTGCTCCGTTAGAAAAAACTTACTGGAGCCTTATGGTTGCGGTGATGGGGGCAGTGAAACAATGCGCGGTATTTGTACCGACAACCACACAAACCGCAGGCGGGGAAAGCCTTCATTCAAGGCTGTAGGTTTGTGCCATGAACACCACACTGACACCCGCAGATCTCGATCCCCGTCGGCAGGCCATGCTGCTGTACTTTCAGGGATACCGCGTAGCCCGCATTGCTGAAATGC